GTGAACAAGCGTCTCGGTGCGCCGCGCTCCCTCGGCGTGGTGCAGAATGCGGCCTTCACCGTCGCGTCCTCGCGGCTGAACGGCGTTCCTCCGAAGATCGTCCGCGGCTCGACGTTCGCCGTCACGCTTGAACCGCTTGGCGGCTCACCCTCAGGACTGCCGACGGGACCGATCCTCTATTCCGGCACGTTGGTGCAGGCGACACCGTAACGTTCATCCCCGCGCGGCCTCACTCTGCGGCGCGTGCGTCGGCGCTTACGCTTTCAATCGCGCCTCGCCGTCGGAACGTCCGCGCCCAACTTTCAAGCCCCCATTCTCTCGGGGCTGATTGGCCGCGCCGCACCACAGTCTTTTACTGATGAAGAGTCGCCGATGGCGTAGCGATTGACCTATCAAGGAGTCTTGACCATGGTCCCGGCCGCCGGAGGGTTCAACCCCGCAGATTCCCCGGAGCAGCAGGCTCTGCCTCGGAACTTTCAGACACGCCCTCGACGCGAAGCCCCCCTACCTCCAGAAGTCCTTGAACGGCGCCGCACTCAGCTGCGTGTAGCGCGTCGTGTGCTGGATCGACCGATGGCCGAGCCAATCCTGAATGCGTCGGGTGTCGTGGCCAGCATTTGCCAGGGCGTAGCCGCAGCCGTGGCGGAGCATGTGAGCGTGAACCGGGAAGGCCAGCCCGGCGCGGGCGCCGATCGACTTGATCTGGCGGTTGATAGCATCGGTCGTGAACGGGCCGCCGCGCTCAGTGGCAAATACGAACGAGGAGTCGGGGAATTGCCGGCGCAACTCGCGCAGGGCGCGGACTTCATCGCCGCGCAGCGGATGGACGCTTGGCTTGCCGTTCTTGACCCGGCGGACGTGGAGCGCCGCGTTCCGGCCCAACTCGATCTGCGACCATTCGAGATCAGCTATCTCTGCCGCCCGTAGGCCATGCCGATACGCGATCAGAATCATGGTGGCGTCGCGATGGCCCCAGCGTCCGCCCTTGGCCGTCGCCATGAGCTTCTCAACCTCGGCCGCCATCAGGTACTCGCGGGTGCGAGCGTCCCCGTTCTTGCCGCGACCCGGCGCACTTACCGGAAAAGGTTGCGTGGGGACCACTCGGAGATGGGCTGATTTGGCTGGCATTACCGTGCCTCCCGCTGGGTGACTTACCGGATAACATACCTTTTCCGGTAAGTGAGCAAGGGCAATCTGCGCCAGCTCATATCCGCTCATCAAAGCGCGGCTTCGGCACTAGCTCAAAGAGCTTATCGAGAGTCAGGCCCTGGATGCCGACGATCGGCGGCGGATCGGCCGGCGGCGGCTTCCGCCCTGGGATCATGCGGTCGAGGAACTGCCCAACGAGAGACAGCGCATCGACCTGATCATCGTGCTTGCCGGCGGGGAAGGCCAGCAGTTCGGTGCGGAAGGCCGGATACCAGGGCGCGCTCGTTGGCACATACAGACCGTTCATCGCCATGCGCCCGCGTATCGACTGCGCTCGAACCGCCTTGTCGTGCCGGCTGGGAAAGGCCTCGCGGTAGACGTAGGCCTTGCGCTCACGCATGCGGCGCTCGAGGAACGGCCCGACGCTGGCTTTGATCTGGCCGCCCTCCTCCGCCCAGCCAATCGGCCGCCACTCCTGCACGAGATCGCAGAAGGCCTCGATCCATCGATCCGGTGTCGCCTGCTCCCGCCAGAGGTCGAGGACGTAGATGCGCCATTCTGGATCGATGCCGAGCACAACGTGGCAAGTGAAGTCGCCGCCGTTATCCGTCACCGCATAATCGCTCGCGCCGTAAATCCGCAAAGTGTCGCGCGTGGGCAGCTTGTCGTAAGGCTTCAGCCACCCATCCTGAAAATAATTGCCGCCCTCCGGTGCCGGCCGCTGCTGATACAACGCCGACCAGTTGCGCGGGAGCTGGGTGGCCTTCTCATGCGCCAGGAATTTTGCGTAGCCGTACTCGTCGTCCCACAGAAACTCACCCGGCGCGCGGCCGAGGGGATCATCCTCTTCGGCCTCGGCCGGCAGTGACAGCACTTCCCACCGATCGCCGCCGCGCTCCATCTCAGCCAGGATGCGCCCAGCCAAATCGTCGTCATGCCAGCGCGTTTGAATCAAAACCATGCGGCCACCGGGCTTCATGCGGGTTGCCAGATCGCTCTTAAACCAATCCCATGTTCGCTCCCGCATAGTCTCCGAATCAGCATCCTCACGGGAGCGAACCGGATCATCGATGATCGCCAGATCAGCACGGAAGCCAGCGATGCCGACGCCGACGCCCGCCGCAAAGTACTCGCCGCCCGATTGCAGCGACCACCTGCCGGCGGCTTGGCTATCTGACGACAGCGCAATACCGAGCGTGCCAGGATACTCGGCGGTCAGGTTGCGGACGCGCCGTCCCCACTTCTCGGCCAACTCTATTGTGTGGCTGGCCGCCAGGATAGAGCTGCCCGGCTCATTCGCCAAAAACCACGGCGGAAACAGAACAGATGCGTAAGTCGATTTTGCGCTGCCGGGAGGCATGAAGATTGCGAGCCGCGAGATCTCGCCCCGCGCAACGCGCTCCAACTTGTCAATAATCAGCCGGTGATGCGGCGCCGGCTCATACCCGCAATGCCGGCACCAGCTAGTGAAGCTTCGACGTATCGTCCGCCTGCGGAGAAGCCTCTGGGCGCCTTCCTGAGGCGATAGCGGCAAGTTCATCGTCGGTCAGCAACTCAGCATTGACGATGCCGAGCGTCCCCTTGTGTGTGACGTTCGCCAGGCGCGCATGAACATATGGCGCAGCCTGAGCTGCAATGCGGTCCTTCCGATCCTCGGGAGTGTTCTGATCGTTGAGGACGCGCAGCATATGCTCAAGAGGCGTTACACCACCGGCACGCTCGACCTTGACGGCAACGCTCTTACCCGGCTTCCGCCCAGCCCCCGGCCGTTTACCACCGCGCGACATGTTTGATTTCCCTTTGATTGTTTTCAGTATCAGGATTTTATTCCTAATGCCAGTGCAACGCAATGAGCGCGGTTCGCGGCTGACTGGAATTGCGAGGAATACGTGACCTGCCGTCCCCATGCGGTTCGGCAGCGAAGCGTGCCAGGCGGCAGCCACAACACCGACGCAAGCCGATTCGTGTACGGGCAGCGAAAAACCATTGTCAGCCACCAAAGTGGCGTGGGCGAGCAGTCAGGATAATGGTCTGTCTGAGGTGCCCGATCCGAATATCGAGCCAACCCTCAATCGTGCCGCTCATGTCTGCGGAGATTTCGCCACACGCGACCCCTTCGCCGCTTCTCATCCACGCAACCTGGATCAGCCTCGTCAAGCTCGTTGGCGTGAGCGTGGCATTTTTTGCTCTCGAGTCAGGGCGGGCGTTGTCCCACGGAGTATCGTGGCCGATTGCTAGGGATCGCTACGGTCCCATACATTGCGATACGATACCAAATGAGCGTATCGTCGCAGGATATTTTGGACCTGTGTTTTAATTTTCACGGCGTGAACCGAGAGCTCGGCAACTCACCAGTCCAGTGAAATGCAACTTGGACAAATCACGCCGGAATTACTGCCACCCGGAGACAAATGTGGATTTGGCGTGACGTGGCATTGACTGCGGGCTACATCGCGCCTATTTCGTGTGTTGCTGGTAAGTTGAGGCAGTCTTCGAGGCGCCCGGCTATTAGCAGGCTTAGGTTGTTAGTCCAAGCCTTGACGGAGAGATGTTCGGCCACGCGGGCCGATTCTCACCGAGCTAGAAAAGTGCCCAGAGTCCCGCTGCACAGCGTTAACCGACCAAGCCTTAGGGGCGATGCTAAATTAGCCTATTGGCGAGATCCGGTAGGAAAGTTCTGGCGTGTTCCGGTGGGAAAAACTCTAAAGTTCTCAGCCTAAAACTCTACTGTGGTTCATAGTAGCTACGCCTTTAGGCCAATTGGCGAGCGGCGCGGCTATTTAACCGCTATCGTCGGTGTCGTCGCCCGGCCCGCCGCGCGCTGAAATCCAACAAGCCAACCCTTTTCGAGCCGCAGCGACGACGGGCCGGCTCTGTTTGCGTGCGCGTACCTCACCCCGCCGCTCGGCTTCCGCCGAGCGGCTTTTTTA